CGCGCTGGCCGCGCCGCTGTAGCCGGTGCTGCTGGCCGGGGATTCAGGGTCGACCGGCAGCGCCCTGGAAAACGTCCAGTCGATCGACAGCTTGATCAGCTCAGCGAGCGAGAGCTCGGCCTTGATCGCGATGTGGCGGCTGGCGACCTTCGTGTCGTCGCTGTGGCGGCTCAGGTCGCCGGACTGCTCGACGACGGCGAATCGGCTGCCCGCCGGCGGGTAGTACGCCAGGACGTCCAGCGGGCGCTCGCAGGCGTGGAATCCGCCCTCGCAAGCGGCGACCGGACCCTCGTGGGTGAAGGTCTCGCCGACCTTGAACTGGTAGCCGCGGCACGTCCAGTCCGCGTTGAAGGCCTTGTAGGCGACGATCGTCTCGTCGGTTTTCGCTTTCGCCATCTCGCTGCTCCTTCGTTCGTTCAGTTGTACAAACGAAGAGTAGATATGCACTAGCGAGTTGTCAACACTTTCTTGGTTGTATTGGTACGCACAAAAAAGCCCGCTCGTGGCGGGCTTCGTTCGAACGAAGGGGGGAGCGTCAGTCGCCCGGGGCTGTCGTTGATAGCGCTTCGTCTAGGGTCTTGCCTTCCTCGACGGCCCATATGAAGCCCGCGGCGTCGCTGACGCCTTCCGGCACGATGATGGTGACACCGAGGATGCTGGCCTGGGTCATGAAGTTCTGGATGAGTGGAATCGAGACGCCCAGCGCCTTTGTCAGGTCTAGGACCATCAGCACGTACTTCCTGTTCGGGTGGGTGCTGAGCGTCGCTTGGCGGAACGATGCCAGAGCGAGTAGACGGTTCTCGGCCGCTGCGAGAAAAGCACCAGCGCGTGGGTTGACCATGTCCAGAGCCAGCCGTTCGCCAACATAGTCGAACCCGTTGTGAAGAGGCCCCGCGGGAGTGGGCACGTTTCGCTGGTCCGCGTTCTTTCGGAGGCGCTCGGGAAGTCTCTCCACCACGGCTCGATAGAAGTTCTGTTGGGCGAGTTGCCCCGGCGCTGGCACGGAAGGCCTGAAGAACCTACGCAAGCTGCGTAGTTCCTGTGATGCGTCGGCCGGACTAGGGGCGATGTTAGGCGCCGCTGGCGTCGTAGCCGGCTCGGCTTCCACTCCTTGCTCTTTGAGCCAGGACCAGAGCTTGGAATCCGGTCCGCGCAGGTTGGCCAGACGGATGATCCGGTCGTTCGCTGGTGGATAGCCGCGCGCCCAGCGGCTCACAGCCTGCTGGCTGACGCCCAGCGTCTCGCCAATCTGGTCCTGCGTCATCTTCAACGCCGCGATGTCCTCGGACACCGCCTCGGCGAAGGTCGGGTCGGGCTCGTTGGTGCTCATGACGGGTGCAATCTCAACTTTTTGGTTGTATTGATTCTAGACCTTTATGTAGTGCCGTTCCCGCCGGGTTGTGGGCCCTAGTACCGTTCTAGGTGTGCTGGTACTATCGAGGCGTACAACCGACAGGGGGACATGTGGCTGTCACAACCAACACCCGCTTCGACGAGGCGATCAAGAACGCCAACGGCCAGGTCGAGCTCGCGCGCCGCCTCGGCGTGACCCAGCAGTCCATCAGCAAGTGGCGTCAGCGCGGGTTCGCTCCGCTGAAGCGCTGCGACGAGATCGCGCAGCTCACGGGCGTGCCGGCCCGCGAACTCATGGACCCGCGCGTGCGGGCAATGGTCGAGCAGGTCGCCTCGCGATGAGCGCCGGCGATCGCTGGCTGCTGCCCGACGGGCGGCACGGGATCGAGCTCGCGCGCATCGGTCAGCAGCTGAAGGTCGCGCCGATCGTCGAGGGCTGGCCCTGGCCGGCGCCGCCGGTCATCGCCTGGCGGCCGCTGTGCGTGCCGCAGCCCTCGCGCTACCTCGCCGGCGCGGTGCCGGTGGAAGGGGGTGTGTGATGCGCACGCCCCAGTTCATCCTGCCGCTGGCGCACGAGCTCGTCGTCGACCTGTTCGCCGGTGGCGGCGGTGCCAGTACCGGCATCGAGCTGGCCCTGGGCCGGCACGTCGACATTGCGGTCAACCACGACCCCGAGGCCGTCTCGCTCCACGAGGCCAACCACCCGCAGACCCGGCACTACGTCAGCGACGTCTTCGAGGTCGACCCGCGCGCCGTCTGCGGCGACCGGCCCGTCGGCCTGCTGTGGGCCTCGCCCGACTGCAAGCACTTCTCGAAGGCGAAGGGCGGCAAGCCCGTCAGCAAGAAGATCCGCGGCCTCGCCTGGGTCGTCGTCCGCTGGGCGAAGGTCGTGCGGCCGCGCGTGATCTGCCTGGAGAACGTCGAGGAATTCCAGACCTGGGGCCCGCTGGCCGCCGACGGCCGGCCGTGCCCGGAGCGCAAGGGCACGACGTTCCGCCGCTGGGTCGGGCAGCTCGAGCGCCTGGGCTACGTCGTCGAGTGGCGCGAGCTGCGCGCCTGCGACTTCGGCGCGCCGACCATCCGCAAGCGCCTGTTCCTCGTCGCGCGCTGCGACGGGCAGCCGATCGTCTGGCCGGCGCCCACGCACGGGCCCAAGGGCTCGGGCCTGAAGCCGCACCGCACCGCGGCCGAGTGCATCGACTGGTCGCTGCCGTGCCCGAGCATCTTCGAGCGCGAGCGGCCGCTGGCCGAGGCCACGCTGCGCCGCATCGCGCACGGCATCAAGCGCTACGTCCTCGAGGCGGCGAAGCCCTACATCGTCCGGATCGGCCACACCGGCCACGGCGACAGCGGCAAGACGCACGCAGCCGACGAGCCGCTGTCGACGATCACCAGCAAGGCCGAGCACCTGCTGGCGACGCCGACGCTGATCCAGACCGGCTACGGCGAGCGGCCCGGCCAGGCGCCGCGCGTCCCCGGGCTCGACAAGCCGCTGGGCACCGCGGTCGACGGGCAGAAGCATGCGCTCGTCGCCGCGTTCCTCGCGAAGCACTACGGCGGCGTCGTCGGCAGCCCGCTGCCGGAGGCGATCGGCACCGTGACGAGCGTGGACCATCACTCGCTCGTTTCGGCGCAGCTGGTCGGCTGCGGCGGCCGCGCGGGCCAAAGCCGGCCGCGAAGCGCCGACGAGCCCGTGCAGACCATCACCGCGAAGGGCGACACCGCCATCGTGACGTCGCACCTCGCGAAGCTCCGCGGCACCAGCTCGAGCGCCAGCGCGGCCGAGCCGCTGCACACGGTCAGCGCGCAGGGCCAGCACCACGCCGAGGTCCGCGCGCTGCTGCTGAAGTACTACGGCACCGACCAGGATCCGCAGCTCGGCGAGCCGCTGCACACCGTGACGACGAAGGACCGCTTCGGCCTCGTCACCGTCCACGGCGAGCTCTACGCCATCGCCGACATCGGCATGCGGATGCTCCAGCCGCGCGAGCTGTACCGCGCGCAGGGATTCCCCGAGAGCTACGTGATCGACCGTGGCGCCGACGGCCGCGTGCTGTCGAAGGCAGCGCAGGTGCGCATGTGCGGCAACAGCGTCTGCCCGCCGCTGGCCCAGGCCATCGTGGCCGCGAACTATGGCGAGCGCCAGGCTCTGAAGAGGGCCGCATGATGTCCGCCACCCCCACCGCCCCTTCACCCCTGGCCAGCATCACCGCGCCAGCGCCGCTGCGCGACCTAGCCGGCTGGCTCTGCTGGAAGCGCCAGTGGGATCCCGAGATCCAGAAGTGGCGCAAGGTGCCGTACTGGGCCAACGGCGGCCGCCGGCACGGCCGGCACGGCAGCCCGGAGGACCGGCGCCAGCTGACAACGTTCGACATCGCCAAGGCGGCGGCGATGCGCCGCAACTTCGACGGCGTCGGCTTCGCGCCGCTGGCCGACTTCGGCATCTGCGCGATCGACTTCGACGACTGCGTCGACCAAGCCGGTCAGGTGCGCGCCGACGTGCTCGAGGCGGTGGCCGGCACCTATGCCGAGTTGAGCCCCAGCGGCGGCGGTGCGCGTGCGTTCGTGCGCGGCGCGTTCGGCAACCGCAAGGACCACGACTACGGCCTCGAGGTTTTCAGCACCGCGGGCTTTGTCACCGTCACCGGCGCCCGGCTGCCGGTGGTCGACCTGCTGGGCCTTGAGGATGAGATCGCCGAGCCGACCCCGGCCCTGCGCGGCCTGGTGGCCCGTTGCTTCGGCCGCGAGGACCAGGCCGTCCAGGAAGGCGACAGCGAGCCGCTGGGCCTCACCGAGGCGCAGCTGCGCGAGGCGCTGGACGTGCTGGACCCCGGCATGCGCCACGACCCGTGGCTGCGCGTCGGCATGGCGCTGCACCACGAGACGCGCGGCGAGGGCTTCCACCTCTGGGACGAGTGGTCCAGCCGCGGCGGCAATTACCCGGGCACGCAGGCGCTCAAAGCGCGTTGGGACAGCTTCGGCCGCGGCGGTCAGAGGCCGGTGACCGTGCACGCGCTGCTGCGCCTAGCCAACGAGGCTGGCGCGCACATCGACACGTCGGCGCTGGCCCTGGCCGACTTCGACGTCGTCGAGCCGGATCCGGCCGAAGCCGCGAAGCCGCCGCGCTTTGCCGTCGTGCCCGATACCGAGTTCATGGCCCGGCCGGCGCCGCGGTGGATCGTCAAGGGCCTGGTCCCGGAGGGCGAGCTGCTGGTGCTGTTCGGCGAGAGCACGGCGGGCAAGTCTTTTGTGGCGCTCGACGTCTTCGGTGCCGTGGCGCGCGGCGTGCCGTGGCGCGGCCTGCGGGTCAACCAGCGGCGGGTGTGCTTCGTGGTGGCCGAAGGCGGCGGGGGCTTTCGCAACCGCCTGCACGCCTACCAGCAACACCACGGCCAGGCGCCGGGCGTACTGGTCATGCACGCCGTGCCGAACCTCCTGCAGCGTGACGATGCGGTCGACGTGGCCAAGGCCATCGCCGCGGCCGGCGGCGCCGACATCGTGATCGTCGACACCTTCGCCCAGACGACGCCCGGCGCCAACGAGAACGCGGCGGAGGACATCGGCAAGGCGCTGAACCACTGCCGGGGCATCAGCAAAGCCCTAGGCGGCGCGCTGGTGGTGCTGGTGCACCACGCCGGCAAGGACACCAGCAAGGGCGCGCGCGGCTGGTCGGGCCTCAAGGCCGCGGCTGATGCCGAGATCGAGGTGGTGCGCTCGCCGGGCGGCCGCTACCTGCGCACGTCGAAGCAGAAGGACGGCCAGGACGGCCAGGAGTGGGGTTTCGAGCTCAGCCAGGTTGTCATCGGCGCCGACGAGGACGGCGACGCCATCACGAGCTGCGTGGTGGTCGAAGCTGCCGTGCCGGTGCAATCGTCGAGCCGCGCGGCGCCGGCGCGCCGGCTTGGGAAGTGGGAGCAGCACGTCGCCGAGGCCATCAACGAAATCGCCGTGGCGCAGACGACGGGCATCGAAGTCGAGGCCGTGCTGGCGCTGGCCGTGGGCCGCGAATCGTGGGATGGGGTGGGCCGCGACACCCGCAAACAGCACGCGTCGCGGGCGCTGAAGAAGCTCTTGGACGACACCGACTCACCGTATTTCGTGGACGACGACGGCACGTTGTCGATCGGCTGAAAGGGAAGGGCGCAGAAAAATGCACGCTGAACACGCAAAAAATTGCTGCACCACGGGCGCACCACGCCCCGAAGGTGCAGAAAAACGCTGCACCACCTGCACCACGGCTGCACCACGGTGCACCACGGTGCAGGTGCAAAGCGATGGTCTGCACCACGCAGCACCCCACCCCCCTACGGGGGGTGGTGCGGTGGTGCAGTCGAGCAGGGTGCGGTGCGGTGCGGTGGAGGGGGGCGAGGCGGGCCGGTGTGATGGTACTTGTGAAAAATCGCACGAAGCCGCACCCCTGGTCGATCTGCAAATTTTTGCGGGGTCGGCGCGATGACAGGCCGGCCGCTGACGCCCGCGCAGGAGACCTTTGCCACGGGCGTCGCTTCGGGGCTGAGCCAGTCCGAGGCGTACCGGCGCGCCTACCCGAGGTCGCATCGGTGGAAGCCGGAGACGGTGTGGCGCGAGGCGTCGCGCCTGGCTGCCGAGCCCAAGGTTTCCACGAGGGTGCAGGAGCTGCTGCAGCGCGCCGCTGCAGCGAACGAGGTGACCGTCGAGCGCGTCGTCAAGGAGATGGCGCGCCTCGCCTTTTTCGACGTGCGCCGCCTGGTCGGTGACGACGGTCGCCCGCTGCCGCTGCCCCAGCTCGACGACGACACGGCGCGGGCCATCGTCGGGCTGGATGTCGCCTCTGTCGGGAATGCCGACATCGGCGTCGGCGAGGTGCTGAAGTTCAAGCTGGCCGACAAGCGCGGCGCGCTCGAGCTGCTGGCGCGCCACCTCGGCATGCTGAAGGACCGCGTCGAGCACTCCACACCGCCCGGCGCGCCGCTGCAGCTCGTCGGCATGACACCCGCCGAGTTCGCGGCCCTGGCCGCCAGCGTGGCTTCGAAGATCTGATGCGGCCGTCGTTCACCGACCAAGAGCGCGCGGCCGCGGTGGCGCTGGCCCGTGAGGACCTCTACACATTCTCGCGTTGGATGTTCCTGCAGCGGCGCGGCTACCCGTGGCAGCGCGCGCCGCATCACCGCCTGATCTGCGACGCGCTGATGCGCGTCTATCGGGGCGAGTGCACGCGGCTGATCATCAACATTCCGCCGCGCTACTCGAAGACCGAGCTGGTGAAGTGCTTCATGGCCTGGGCCACGGGGCGCAACCCGGACTCGGAGTGGATCTACACCAGCTACTCCGGCCGCCTGGCCGCGGCGAGCAGTTGGGACGTCCGCGGCATGCTGCAGCACCCGGCCTACCGCGAGATCTTCCCCGAGGTCGCTCTGCGCGACGACAGCCAAGCGCGCGACGAGTGGCGCACGACCGCCGGCGGCATCGTCTACGCCGTCGGCACGGGCGGCACCATCACCGGCTACGGCGCCGGCAAGCACCGGCCCGGCTTCGGCGGCGGCATCGTGATCGACGACCCCCACAAGGCTGACGAGGCGCGCAGCGACACGATCCGGCGCGGCGTAGTCGACTGGTTCCCCAACACGCTGGAGAGCCGGAAGAACGACCCGGAGCGCACGCCGATCGTGCTGATCATGCAGCGCCTGCACGAGGAGGATCTCGCCGGCTGGCTGCTCGCCGGCGGCAACGGGGAGAAGTGGGAGCACCTCTGCCTGTCGGCCTGGACCGACGACGGGGCGCCGCTGTGGCCTGAGAAGCACTCGGCGGACGAGCTGCGCCGCATGGAGCGAGCCGCCCCCTACGTCTTCGCCGGCCAGTACCGCCAGCGGCCCGCCCCGCCGGAGGGAGGCGTCATCAAGCCCGATCTGTTGGTCGAGGTGGACGCCGTGCCGCCTGGCGTGGTGGCGTGGTGTCGCGGCTGGGACTTGGCGGCCAGCGACGACGTCGGCAGCGCGTACACAGCCGGCGTGAAGGTCGGGCGCCTGGCGGACGGGCGGTTCGTCTTGGCCGGCGCGGTGCGCGAGCAGTTCACGACCGATCAGCGCGATCGGCTCATCAAGACGACCGCCGACAACGACGGTGCCGGCGTGCGGCAGAGCCTGCCGCAGGACCCCGGCCAGGCCGGCAAGAGCCAGGTGTTGCACTTCGCGAAGCTGTTGGCCGGCCACGCCGTGCACTTCTCGCCGGAGAGCGGCGACAAGGTCACGCGCGCCGACCCGCTCGCGAGCCAGATCAACGCCGGGAACGTGCTCGCCGTGCGCGGCCCGTGGTTGAAGCCGTGGAAGGACGAGGCGAGGCTGTTCCCGAACGGGAAGTTCAAAGACCAGGTGGACGCGGCGGCGCGCGGCTTCAACGCGCTGCTGCAGCCGGCCGCCGTCATCGCCACTGACAACCCCCGAGGCCTCTGATGCAGACCCAGACCACCCGAGAGCTTCCCGCCTTCGAACTGCTGGCCGAGGAGCTGCAGCGCAGCCTGCGCCTGTCCGACTGGCAGATCGCCGAGCTACGCCGGGTCTTCGGCGGCTTCGGCGGCCAGCGGATCGACATCCCGCGCCGGCAGTGGCGCCTGCACAAGCCTGACGCGCTGGCGTGCGCGCGTCGCTGGCTCGACGCCGGCGAGCCCGTCCACGTCATCCGCGACCGGCTGATGTCCCGCTCGCGCATCAGCCGGTCGTGCGCCTACGAGGTCATCCGGCAGGCCCGCGCCGAAGGGGGCCGCGATGGCGCTGCGTGACGACGCCTTCGACGCCCTGGCCGCCCGCTTCGGCGAGCAGACTGCCCAGCGCGCGACCGAGGCATTCGAGCGCCTGTGGTCGCTGCTGCAGGCCGACGAAGCACTGAGCCCACGTGAGGCGGCGTTGCAGGTCCAGCAGGAGTTCGCCCGCGCGTGGACCGCGGACCTCGCGTCGGCGTTTTCCGCGCTGCTCGCGCGCAGCGTCGGCGTCGGGGAGCTGCTCGCGATGCAGGTTGGCGACCTGACCTTGTCGCGCCGGCTGTACCTGCACGCCGAGCAGACGGCCGCGGAGGTCGCCGCGCTCGTGCGCGAGCACGCGCAGGGCGTCCAGCAGGCCCGCGAGCTGGCGTTGAGGCTCTACGACGGCTACGACCCCAAGGACGGCATCGTGCGGCCGCTGGAGGGCCGAGCGCGCGTCATCGAACTGCCGAAGGCGCTGCGGGTGATCGCGACCAACTCGTCGGCGCGGCAGAGCCTGGCGCAGCTCATCGAACGAGGCCAGCGTCAGGCGGCGCGCCTCAAGAGTCCTGCGCTGCGGGCTGCGTACATGGAGGCCTTCGATGCCTGGGCGGCCGGTGCGGGGCGCGAAGCTCTGCGCAGCCGGCTGTGGGTCGCGCAGCAGGAGAAGAACCGCTACACGGCTGACCGCATCGCGCAGACCGAGTTGGCGCGCGCGCACCAGGCGCAGGTCGGCGCCGAGCTGATGGCCGACCCGACGATCGACGTCGTGCAGGTCGCGATCAACCCGACCCACCCTCGCGCTGACATCTGCGACCTGCACGGCCGGGCGGACTTGTGGGGGCTGGGCCCGGGCTGCTATCCGAAGGCACGCGCGCCGCGGCCGGCGTTTCACCCTTTTTGCCGGTGCAAGCTGCGGTCGCGCCCGAGCCTGTCGGCCGCCGGCGCGCGGCAGGTACAGGCGGGGGAGGCCGCCTACCTGCGCTCGCTGTCGCCGCAGGAGGCGGCGCGCGTCATGGGTTCCGCCGATCGCGCGCAGCGCGTGCTCGAGGGTGCGAGCTTCGACGTGGTCGTCAACGCCGGCAGGCCGGACGCGTACCGCCTCGCACGTCTTGGGGATGGGTCCGGCCACCCACTGGTCAGGTGAGGTTGCGTGGGCCTACCATGGCGATCATGCTGACGATCCGCCGCGCCTTCCTGATCATCGCCGCGCTCTCCGCGCTGCCAGCTGTCGCTGACGACGCCCAGGACGCGCGCCGCTTCGACGAGAACGCCCGCCGTGCCGTGCAGGTGCTGGAGGCCGGCGGAGTGAAGAAGATCGCGCAGAGCGACAAGGGCTTCAGCAGGGTCGACCTGACGCTGACCGGCTCGCCGTCGATCGACGTGAAGCGCACGGACTCGGTACTGGAGCCGGTTCGCGCGACGGTCGAGATCCCCCTCGCGATGAGCATCCTCGGGCCGGTCGCGTCCCGCGACGACGCCCAGGCCGGCAAGCCGCGCCAGGCCGAAACCGGGCGCCTGCAGGCGGTCTACCTGCCGCAGGACGGTGGGTGGCGGCTGCGCTCGGCTCGTGTGTGGTGGAACGGCGTCGGCGCGTGGATGCCGGCCAGCGGAGAAGGCACGGCCGAGATCGCGCAGATGTTCGAGGTCCAGGCGCCGGCCCTCGCCAGCGTCAAGCGTCAAGCGTCAGCGCGCTGATCCCGTTCCCGCAGTCCGCCTGGAAGGCGCACGCAACCTCGACGGCGCGCCGATCTGCCGCGAGGGTGCGGCCATCCCATGCAATGACCGTCACGCCTCGACCCTCAGCCGCAGCGCCATGAGCCGGTAGCCGTCGACGCGGCCCTCGTCGGCGATGGTCTCGACGTAGCGGCAGAACACCGGCCCGCTCATCGCGGCGGCGATCAGGGCCGCCTCCAGCCCAAGCAGCTGCTCCAGCATCGCCTCCAGCCCGTCCGTGAACTCGTGGATCGGCATGCCGAAGTAGACGAGCACATCGGCGCCGCGGCGGCCGATCACGCCCGAGTCCGAGATCCTCGACGGCTCGATTCGCACCATCGGATAGTCGTCCGGCGTCATGTTGGCTTCCAGGCCGATCTTCGACGTCTGGATGCCCGGCACGGCGGCCAGCGTGTCGCGCAGCGCGACCAGCAGCGGATAGGCGCTGTCCATCAGCCTCGCTCCAGCGGGACCGAGAAGAACGACCAGCCGCCGGTCGGCGTCGCCGTCGCGGCCTGCGCGGCGCGGGCCTGCGCGAGCGCGTCCGCGTACTCCTTGCGGTAGGTCGCCAGCTTCGCCGCGAAGGTGTCGTCGGGCGCCTTCTGGCATTCCTGGCAGGTGATGACGTAGGCGCGCAGCACGATCAAGCGGTCGACCCAGGCCTCGGGGAGCGCACCGAGCATGGCGACGTCCTCGACGGCGCGGTCCTCGCGGCCCGGCGTGATGAGAGGCGTCAGGTAGCCGTCGGCGTAGGGGTGGGGGGCGGGCATGGTCTCATCCTTCCTTTTCGATGCGTGCGATGACAGCGTCGACGTGGCGCGCGAAGTCCAGCGGCGCGCGGGCCGCGGCGCGCACCAGCCAGGCGTCGCCTCGGTAGCCGGGGTGCTTCACGCCGCGCGCGAAGGCGAACGCGCCGCCGGCGGCCCACCGCAGCGCCTTCTTCCGCCGCGGGCGGATCTCGTGGGGTTTCGTGCCCCAGTGGACGAACAGCGCGTGCAGCGCGACCTGCGTGTCGTGCTCGATGACCCAGCCGTCGCCATCGCGCCGCTTGCCTACCGAGCGGAATAGCGCACCGGTCTTCGTGTGCTGCCCCGCCTCGCGGCCGACGTAGTCCTCGGCGTCCTCGGCAGTGGCCGCCAGCGCGCGCGCCGCGGCTTGCTGGCCGATGCGCTGCAGCTTCGTGCGGACCTCGTCCGCGGCGTCGAGCTGGACGTCGATCTTCATTGGCGGCGCACCGGCAGCTGCATCACGATGGGCACGCGCTTGCCGTTCTGCAGCGTGCCCACGCAGCGCACGAAGCAGTCGACCGCGACGCCGGCGCCGCCGACAGGCACCAGCACGGTGTCGCCGCTGACCTGGTGCGCGCCGTCCAGTAGCTCGGCGCCGTCGAAGTCGACGCCGTCGCGCACGTCGACTTCGACCTCGGCGGACTGGAGGGGCGAGCCGAGCGCTGCGGTGTGCTTGGAGAAGTCAAAGACGAGGGTGTCGTCCTCCTCCACGTCAAGGACTGCGGCTTTCGTGACGGTGGCCATGTCGCTGGCTCTCCTGATGACGGGGACGCCGAGGGCGCGGCGGGTGACGGGGACGCCGAGGGCGCGGCGCCGGCCTGCGGTGAGTAGGCCGATGCTCTGCAGCAACGTCGAGGACAAGCCCGGCGCCACGATGCCCAGTTGCAGCTGCGTGCCCGCGACGGAGGACAGCAGCGTCGACGACAGCCCCGGCGCGATCGCCGGCCCGCCGGCCATGCTGCCGGCGACCGTGGACAGCTGCGTCGTGCTGCTGCCGGATGCGATGGCGCCGGCCTGGGCCTGCGTGGCCGCAATCGAGGTGCCGGCCGTGGCGCTGCCGCAGGCCGCGACTGCGCCGGCCTGCTGCTGAGTTGCAGCCGGCGACGAGCCCGAAGTCGACGACACGCCGCCGGAGACCGTGCCGCGCTGGATCTGCGTGCCGGCGACGGTGGACAGCGCCGTCGCCGAGATGCCGGCCGCGACGAGCGGAGCGCCGGCGACACCGCCGGCAGGCTCGCTGCCGCTTGTGGCGCTCACGCCTGGCGCAATGGCGGCCTGCTGGGTCTGCGTGGCCGCGACGGTGCTGATCGTGGTGCTCGACGTGCCGCCCGCCATCGCGCCGGCTTGCGTCTGTGTTGCGGCCGGGCTGCTGCCAGACGTCGAGGATGTGCCGCCCGAGATCGCCGCCTGCTGCGCCTGCGTCGCCGACGGCGTGGAGCCGGTGGCGCTGGACGTGGCTGCCGCGATCGCGGACGTCTGCACCTGCGTGCCCGCTGGGGTGGACAGCGCGGTGGTGCTGCTGCCTGCAGCGACGGCGCCGCCGATCGTGCTGGACCCACCGCCGCTCGCCGCCACCGGCACGAAGATGCGCTGCGGCTCTGCGAAGCCCCATGGGCTGCCGGTGATTTCCGCGACCTCAGCGGCGGTCAGCGCGCGCCCGTAGCGAGCGACCTTGAAAATCTGCCCAGTCGGCGACGACCCCCAGCCGCGATTCGTGTCGCCGATTGACCACGTAGACGCCGCGCTTGTCGCAATCAGCGTAGGCGTGGTCTTCGTCGCGATCAGACTGCCATCACGGTAGAAGTACATGGGCTGGCCGCTGCCCATGCTGACGCAGAAGACGTGCTGCAGCGACCCGTCGACGCGCCAGTCCACGCCGCTACTGACATCGGCCGAGTTGCCCCAAAAGTAGATGTTGCGGGTACCTGTATATGCCAGCAGGCCACGCCCGCCCCCCGTGCCACTATCAGGAGAGATCGAACAGAAGCCGGCCAGCGACGGCGCCGCCGTGATCGCGCACAGCACTTCCAGCGTGAATGGGCCAGTGTCCGTAGCTCCGAACTGCCCGCACGAGATGCGCTGCGTCCCGCCGCCGAATCCGGCGCCGATGCCAGCAATACCGGGGGTGCTGAGCAACGGCGTTCCGGCGGCGATTACGGGGAACGCATCTTCTCCAGCGGCCCGCGCCACACGGCCGCCAGAGAAAACGACGTCTAGACCCAGCCCAGCAGAATATGCGGCGTCAAGCGCCCACGAATCTTGCGGCTGCTGCGTCCAGGGTAGCAGTCGCTCGCGTAGAGCCATGCACTACCTCAGGCGTAGGCGTTGCCGCCGGCCTCGACGGTCACGGCGCTTCCGGCGTGGCCGGACACCTCGACCATCAGGTAGGGCGCCTCCGGTCCGAATCGGTAGCGCAGCCACGACTCGGCGCTGGCGGTTGTGCTGCCGCCGGTCTCGTAGAGCAGCTTCCAGTCGTCGTCCGTCGTGCCGGGCGCGGCCTCGGCGGGCATCGACGCTTGCTTGCGCGCGGTGTAAAGCCGCAGCCGTGGCGCGGTCGTCGGCCCGGTGCCGCCGTTGGTGACCTTGAGCCACACCAGGCCGCCGTCGAACGCCGTGACGTCCCACGCCTTGCGCGCGGCAGACCCCACGGAAAGGCTTGCGCTGGTCAGTGCCGGCAGCGCGGTCTTGGTCGTTGCCATCTCAGATCCTCAGAGAGCCGTCGTCGGCGAGCAGGGCGCAGCGCACGTCCCACTCGGGGACAGCGGCCGGCGCGCTGGCGCGAGCGCGCAGCGCGTCGTGGTGCGCTTGGGTGAAAGTCACGCCTTCGGCGATCTGCTGGCCCACGAGCTGCTGCATCGCGCCGAGCACGATGGCTGAGTCAAGCCGCAGACGGCCTTGATCGAGCAGCGGCCGCACGTGCCGGTAGGCCGGCTGCGCGGCCAGCAGGTCCAGCAGCGCGTTGCCGACGTCGAAGCCGAGCACTTCAAGGACCGTGCCGTTGCCGACCTCGGTGGGCACCAGGCGCGTGCGGCCGGCCGACAGCGCGTCGGCGATGGCCTGCGTCCAGCCGTCAGCGCGCGCGGCGGCCACGGCCATCAGCGCGGGGGACGCCGCTACTGCGACGCGGATCTCGTCATTGGTCACTGCACTCTCCTGCCGATGCCCGCGACCACGCCTTCAAGCGTGGCCGGGTCGAAACGCCACGGGTCCCGATAGCCGAGGATCTCGGCCACCGCCTCGCTGCAGAAGCGCCGGCTGCCGAAGCCGCGGATGCGGCGGATCACGAAGCCGACCAGGCCCAGCCAGTCGTAACCGTCGCCGTCGTGCTGCGATAGGTAGACCAGCGGGTCGATCGCGGCGTCCATCTCGTAGATGCGCCACTTGCTGGCAGGCATCTCGATCGTCTTGCCGCGCACGCCGCCGTCGAGGAACGAAGCTGACACGCACTCGTGCACGTCGCCGGACCAGGCGCGTGCGGCCTCGCAGTGCGCCGTGTCGCTGCCCTGCACCAGCGTGACCAGGCGCGCGAAGATGCGGCCGTCGCCGTAGCGGAAGCACACCCTGATGCGCATGGCGTCAGGCCGGCTGGCCCACCGTGTAGGTGTAGGTGGGGCAGTTGAATGTATTGAGGGCGTAAAGCTGCTGGTTGTTGGTCTCGTCGGTGACGTACAAGACCTCCGACGTCGTCGTGTCGACCAGCGCAATGTGCACGTCGGGGCCGCTGCCGCTGTCGACGGTCAGCGGGATCGACTTCGCCGCGACGGTCGTGACACGCGCCGCGCCGGCCGAGCCGGACTGCACGAAGTCGGCGGCGACCATCGCGATCTCGCCGCACTTGTTGGCCGAGACCGTGGCGTAGCTGTCGCCCATGGCGTAGGCCTTGATGACCAGCTGCTTGATGCGGTTGGCCGTGCCCGCACGCGTGCGGAGGACGTCGCTGCCGCCGTCGAGCAGCGTGATGCCTGCGAATTTCGCCATGGTGTGGTCCCTTCAGGTGGTCAGGTGTTGGACGGCGCGCCCGACCGGGCCGCCTGCTGTTCGAGCTCGTCGATCGCGGCCGCGATCGCGGCCTTCTCGTCGTCGGGCGCGTTGTCGAACTCCGCTGCGGCGATCGCGCGCCGCTTGGCGTTGAGCGCCGCCGTCGGGAAGCCGGTCGCCTGCATCAGCGTCAGGATGTCCAGTTCTGCCGCGACGTCGGCGAGGTTGAAGTCGGTCGGCCAGGTCACCGCGACGCCGTTCGTCGTGTTGAGCGCGCGGTTCCAGAGCACCCACATGCGTGCTTCCAGCGCCTGCAACTGGCCGGCGAAGGTGGCGAGGTCCGCGTTCAGCGCCTCGAAGCGCAGCCGGCGTGCGACTCCGCTTTCGGCCTGCGTGCCGGTCTCGGTGGATTCCTCGGCGCCGATGCGCCTGATGGCGGACTCAAGTTGCCCGAGGTGCGCCTCCAGCCGCTCCGCGGGCTCAGCGCTCGGCGAGATGAACGCCGGCGTGTCGCCCGGGTGCATCAGCAGCGAGTGCGTGCCGATGGTGGCCGTCACCTTGTCCCGGACGGCGTCGAACTGGCTCGTCGCCTCGGCCGGGATCTGCATCGTCAGCAGGCTGAACGTCTGGCTGCGGTGCAGCTCCCGCAGCTCGGAGCGCACGTTGAAGTGGTCCCGCGACAGGTCCGCGATCTGCGCGTACTTGCCGACGACCGGGAACGGCAGCCCGTTCTCGGTGAAGGCCAGCACCGGGCAGGCGCCGAAGGCGTGATCACCCTCCCGGATCACGACGTCGCTTCCGGCTTTGCGCACGCGCCAGGCTGTGGCGTCGTAGTCGCGCTCGACGGCGACGAGCGCGCCATCGGCGTCTTCCTCCGTGTCGGCCAGCGTCACCGACACGAACGCACCCGAGTCCGCGTCAAGCCGGTACGCGACGATCGTCTCAGGCGCGGCGGCGCGCACGTACGGCACCGCGCGCCTGGCGACCTGGTCGGCCAGCGACGCCGGCGCCTCGCGGTCCGGGAGGTCGATCACCAGCAGCATCGAGCCGCGTGCACGGGCCTGCAGCGCGAACTGGGTCCAGAAGACGTCCAGCGGCGTGCCGCGCAGGTCCGCGTCGGCCGCCATCAGCGACGCTAGCGCGCCGTCTGCGCCCGTTCGCTGCGGGCGCTTGCGGCCCAGGAAGCCCACGAAGCGTTCGCACGCGCTGCGCAGATGGTTCTCGTAGACGGCGACGGCGTTGCGCGCGGCGAACTTGGCGTCGCTCTCGCGCGGGTAGCGCACGAGTTCGGTCGGTCCTGAGAGCGTCAGCGTGCCGTCTGCGTCCGGCCGCACGCGCGGCGCGAAGCCACCGGTGCCGTCGAAGGCAGTGGCCAAGAGGGCGAAGCGCGCCCGCGCGGTGGTCCATTCCATCAAGACAGCGTCCCCCGCGGGCGTCCGGCAGAGCGGCGCGTCGGTGGATTGGTGGGCTGCACAGTGGGCTGCGCAGGGGCCGCGAGATGCGTTCCCGGACACCTCTCAGACGCAACACCACCAAACCCGCCGCATGGACCTCGAAAAGCTGAAGGGCTCGACGCTCGACGACAAGACCTTCGCCGAACTCCAGTCCTACGTGACCGGGCTCGTCGAGCAGCGCGACGCTGCCCGGCAGGAGAGCATCGCCGGCCGCAAGGGCAAGGACGCCAAGCTGAAGGAGCTGAACGACCATGTCGCAAAGCTGCTGGAGAAGCTCGGCGTCGACTCGATCGAAGACCTCGATTCGCTGCCCGACGCGAAGGGCCAGGCCGAAGCCGTCCGGCAGTTCGAAGCGAAGGTGAAGAAGCTCGAGCGCGAACTGGGCGAGAAGTCCAAGTCGCTCGAGGACCTCAGCACGAAGCACGCCGCCGAGCGGCGCGAACGCGCGATCGCGCAGGCCGTGGCGAAGCACGCGTTCGTCGACCCCGACGACGCGCGCACCCTCATCGCGGCCCGCGTGCGGCAGGAGGGCGACGACCTCATCTTCGAAGGCGAGGGCGGGAAGCCCTGGTCGATCGAAGACGGCGCCGCCTGGCTCGCGAAGACGAAAGCGCACTTGGTGCGCCCGGCCGGCGCCGCGGGAGGCGGCAGTGGCTTCAAGGGTGGCGGCCAAGGCGGCGGGCAGATCGTCAATCCGTGGTCTCCCAAGACCTTCAACGTGACCGAGCAGATGCGCGTGCGGCGCGAAAACCCCGCGCTCGCCGACTCGCTCAAGGCGCAAGCGGCGAGCGCCGCGGCGTCGTGAACCAGGAGCTTTGACCCATGGCCAAGACCCTCATCTCCGACATCCTCAAGCCCGACGTCTGGGCCGAGTACGGTGTCGTCCGCACGCGCGAACTGAGCGCCTTCATGCAGTCCGGAATCGTGACTGCGCTGCCTGCCGGCATTTCGCTGCCGCAGGGCGGCGGCACCGTCAACGTGCCGTTCTTCAACGACCTGACGGGTGACGCCGACAACCTCTCGGACAGCGCCGCCCTGGCGGTCAACAACATCACCACCGGCAAGCAGGTGGCGGTGTGCGTCGGCCGAGGCAAGGCCTGGTCGGTCAACGACCTGGCGGCCGTCATGTCCGGCGCCGACCCGTTCCGCGCGGTGATCGACCTGATCGCCGGCTTCTGGGCGCGCAACCAACAGCGCGAGCTGATCGCCACGCTCGGCGGCTACTTCGCCGCCGCCGGCATGGCCGCCAACGTGCGCGACATCTCGGGCCTCAGCGCCGGGGCGGCGGTGATCTCGGCTTCGACCGTGATCGACGCGGCCTACCTGCTGGGTGACGCCGCCGACCAGATCAGCGCCTTCGGCATGCACTCGGCGACCGTCGCCAAGCTGGCTAAGGACCAGGTCATCGTCTACGACAAGCCGGCGGAAAACACCATCGGCGTGCCGTACTACCTGGGCAAGCGCGTCATCGTCGACGACGGCCTGCCGGTGGCGAGCGGTGTGTACACGACCTACCTGTTCACGCAGGGAGCGGTCGGCTACGCCGAGGACACCATCGGCGCCGAGGACATCGAGACCGACCGCGACATCCTGGCCGGTGACACGGTGGCCGCGATGCGCCGCCGCTTCATCATCCATCCGGCCGGCGCAAAGTGGGTCGGCAGCGCGGCCGGGGCCTTCCCGACCCGCACGGAGCTGGCCACCGGCACGAACTGGAACGGCGTCTTCCCGACGAAGAACGTCGGCATCGTCCAGTTCAAGCACAAGCTGGCCTGACCGGCATGGGCCTGACCGCCTTCAACCGCGCGCGCCGGGAAGCGGCCGAGCGCGCAGCCGAGCAAGCGGCGGGGGACACCCCTCCGCCCGCCGATCCGCAGCCCGCCGACAAGCCGGCGCGCCGTCGCCGCGCCCCGGCCGAGCAAGCGGCGGGGGACACCCCTCCGCCCGCCGATCCGCAGCCCGCCGACGAAGGGAGCTGACCCGTGCCCAAGACCCGCATCGAGCCCCAGTTCGACGCCGACGGCGAACCGCTGCCGATCACGCCGCCAGCCGGCGGTTCGTGGCGCCTCGACGCCGACGGCGGCCTGACCCCGCTCGACGAATCCACCGCGCGCGGCGCCGGCCTGAGCTGGCCCGCCGACGAGGAGTGACCTGAAATGCCCCGCTACGTCCGCAACACACTCATCCTGGCGAAGCAGGAGACGACCGCCGGGACCGACGCCGCGCCCAGCGGCGCTGCCGACGCGGTGCTGGTCTCCGACGTCACTATCACGCCGCTCGAAGCGCAGAACGTCGATCGCAACGTCATCCGCGGCTTCTTCGGCGCGTCCGAGCAGCTCGTCGCGACGAACTACCTGAAGGTGGCGTTCACCGTCGAGCTGGCAGGCTCGGGCACCGCCGCGACGGCGCCGCAGTGGGGCGACCTGCTGATCGGCTGCTCGCACGCCGAGACGTCCGCGACCAGCCCGGCGCGCATGGAGTACACGCCGGTGTCGACGGGCCAGAAGACGCTGACGCTCTACGTCTATGACGACGGCGTGCTGCACAAGCTGCTGGGCGCCATGGGCACCGTCAAGCTGTCGGCCAAGGCCGGCGAGCGGCCGACGCTGCAGTTCGAGTTCACCGGCCTGAACGGCGGGATCTCGGCGGCGACGGCGACCGGCACGTTCACCGCGTGGAAGACGCCGCCGACGATGGCGAAGGCCAACGTCACCGACATCACGCTGGGCGGCGCCTACGCGGCCGGCGCGGTCACCGGTGGCACGGTCCTTCCGTCCACCGGCCTGGACCTCGATTGGGGCAACCAGGTCGTGTTCACGCCGCTGCTGAGCGCCGAGACGGTCGACGTCACCGATCGTGCTGTCTCGGGTTCGGTGCAGCTCGACCTGACCGCGGCGCAGGAGGTCAGCTACATGGCTGACGTCCTGGCCAACACCACGCGCTCGCTGAGCATGGTCATCGGCACCGCCACCGGCAACAAGATCCTGATCTGGGCGCCGGCGGTGCAGCTGGTGAACCCGAGCAAGCAGGAGCTGAACGGCCGCCGGCTCATCGGCTACGACCTGCGCCTGGTGCCTGTCGCGGGCAACGACGAGATCCGTCTCGTCTGCCTGTGAGGTGATGCGCATGTTCAAGCTCGCCATCTCCAACGTCGTCGACTGCCCCGTCAAGTTCAAGGTCCAGGACGGCAGCGACACGAAGACGCACGCCTTCACGCTGATCGGCAAGCGGATCACGCAGCAGGAGCTGCGCGACGCCCACGCCGACGACACGACGAGCGTGCGCGACTACCTGAAGGCTCAGATCACCGGCTGGCGCGGCCAGCGCCTGGTGGTCGACGGGGACAGCGGCGAGCCCGCCGCGTTCAGCGTCGAGGCCTTCGAGTGTCTGCTGACCCTGCCGGGCATGGAAGCCGTCGCCTATCGCGCCTACCTCGCCGCCAACGTCCTCGCCGACACGGCGGAGGGCCGCGCGGGAAAGTAGCCGAGGCCGCGCGGCTGATGGCCCGCGGCGAGCTGCAGACGGAGGACGAAGCCGATGAAGCCGAATCCCACGTCGACCGCGCACTCGCCGCGTTCGGGTTGCTGCGCGAGCCCGCTGCGGACCCCGACGACGGGCGCTTCTACCTGTGGCCGGAGCTGGTGCCGGCGCTGCGACTGTGGAGCGCCGTGCAGACGCAATGGCGCGTCTCGGTCATCGGCGCTGTCGCGGCCGGCATGGGCGCCGCGCCAGTGTCGGCTCGCACCGGGCTCGACTACCAGGGCGTCGAGGTCGTGATGCGCCGGCGCGGGATCCGCGGCCGTCAGGCCGACGAGATGTTCGCGCTGATGCAGGCGATGGAAAGGGCGGCGCTAGCCGCCTGGGCTGAGATGAGGGACGCTGCGTGACCCAAGACGTCAAGCTGAGGCTGTCGGTCAGCGGCCAGGCGCAGGTGCAACAGGCGCTCGGCGGCGTCGAGACGTCCATCGGGCGGGTCGACGCCGTCGCCGAGCGTGCCGGCAGCACCCTGCGGTCGTTCGTCGGCGCGCTGGGCGTCGGCCTGTCGGTCAAGGCGTTCCTCGACGCCGCCGACGCGGTCACGACGCTGCAGAACCAGCTGAAACTGGCGACAGGTTCGGCGCGCGAGGCCGCCGCCGCATACGACGAGCTGTTCGCCATCGCGCAGCGCTCGCGCACCGGGTTCACCGAACTGGGTGCCACCTACGCGTCTATCGCGCGTGCCGGCCAGGCGCTCGGCCTGAGCCAGACCCGACTGCTCGGCGTCACCGAGGCGATCGGCAACGCCATGACGATCAGCGGCGGCAGCGCCGCGGGCATGCAGGCCGCGCTCGTCCAGCTCGGGCAGGGCCTTGCCTCGGGCGCGCTGCGCGGCGACGAGCTGAACAGCGTCATGGAGCAGGCGCCGCGCCTGGCGCGGGCGCTAGCCGACGGGCTCGGCGTCACGACCGGCGAACTTCGTGCGCTCGGTGCCGCCGGCGAGATCACCGCGCAGAAGGTCATCCAGGCGCTGGAGAAGTCCGCGCCGCAGCTCGCGCGCGAGGTGCAGGACTCGACGCTGACCGTCGGCCAGGCCTTCACGGTGCTGACCAACAGCGCGACGCGCTTCGCCGGCGAGGCGGACCGCGCGGCCGGCGCGTCCTCGGCGCTGGCCTCGGCGCTGAAGGGTGTCTCGGGTGCGCTCGACAGCATCGGCGCAGCCATGAAGGAGTACCCGGTCGTCACCAGCCTGCTCGCTGGCACGCTGGTGGGCGCCGGCGCTGTTGCGGCGGTGACTGGCATCGCCACCGCGATCAAAAGCGTGGCGGTCGCCGTCGGCGCATTGAACCTCGCGTTGGCCGCCAACCCGGTCACGCTGGCCTTGCTGGGCCTCGGCGCCGCTGTCGGAGGTGCGGTGGTGGCGAACAACGCCTACCGCAAGACCGCCGACGGCATGCGCGCCACGCTCCAGGACCTGAAGCGCGACCTGCAGGAGATCGAGACCTACGGCGGCAAGACCGAGAGCGCTGCAGCCAGGGCTGCAGCCAAGCGCGAGCAGATCCTGCGCCTGCAGGTGGCGCTGCAGCAGTTGGAAGCCGGCGACGGCGCAGGCTACGGGCGCGGGTCGGCGCAGATGGACGACTACCGCCAGCAGGTGGCCGAGACTACGGCGGCCGAGAAGGCACTCGCCGACGTCCGCGCCAAGCTCGCCGACGTCGATGCCGACTACACCAAGACGGTCAACGCCCTGGCCGACGCGCGCCGGCTTGGGCTGATTCCTGAAGCCGAGTACGTCTCACTGGTCAAGGACGTCGTCCAGGCGATGACGAAGAAGTCAGCTGCCGGAAAAGCGGACGCTGAGGCGGCGCGAGAGGCTGCACGTGCTGCGGCCGAAACGCTGCGCATCAAGAAGGCCGCAGCTGAGGCAGAGAAGCGCATCGAAGAGGGGTTCCGACGCGAGAACGAGGCGGCCACCGACCGGGAAATCTCGCGTGCCGTGTCACTGCGCGAGCAAGTTCGCCAGCAGCAGGAAGCCAACGCCGCAATCGGCCTCACAGCCGCCGCTGTGTCCGAGCTGGAGGCCGTGCGCCTGCGTGAAACCGCGGCGACTAAGGACTCACTGGCTGCCACGCTGGATTCGGTCAGCCCGGACATCGCGCGCGCCTACCGCGAGCAGGCTGCATCCCTGCGCGAGCTCGCCGACGCCAAGCTCGCCGGCGGCCGCAAGAGCACCGCCGAGGCCGCTCTCAACGACCTCGGGCTCGGGGCCAAGGACGTGCGCCAGGCGCTGGACCTGTCGAGCCTGCGTGAAGCCGCATCCGGCCTCAGCGACCCGCTGTCGCAGGTCGTCGCGCAGTTCCAGACCATGATCGACCTGCAGGCCCAGTTTGGCGAGCAGGCCGCGCGGATCGCCGAGGCCAAGCAGGGCGACGCCGCGCAGCAGGCCCGTGCGCTGCAGGCTGAGGCCAAGCTGGCGTCGCAGATCGAAAGCGCCCGCTTGGGCGGCTACGCGAGCCTGGCGGGCGCCGCCAAGGGTTTCTTCGCGCAGAACAGCAAGGGCTACAAGGCGCTGGCGGCCGCTGAAAAGGCCTTCCGCGTCATGGAGCTGGCCAGCGCTGCGCAGTCGGCCGCCACGAAGCTCGGCTTCATCGGCGCCGAGGTGACGGCCAAGGTCGGCGCCGAGACCACGAAGGCGGCCGCCGTCGTCGCTGGCCAGGCTGTCGAGACGTCTGCAGTCACCGCCGGCGAGGCGGCGCGCAACACCGCCAAGATCCCGGGCGTCTTCATGGCGTTCATGAGCGCGCTGGGCCCGTGGGGCATGGCCGCGGCCAGCGTCGCGATCGCCGCGGTCCTCGGCGGCGCGTTCGGCGGGCGAGGCAGCACCAAGGTCGACGCCGGCAACACCGGCACCGGCACCGTCTTCGGCGACAAGGACGCCAAGAGCGAAAGCATCTCCAAGAGCCTCGACCTGCTCGCCGAGGTCGATACCAAGACCATGCGCTACAGCGCCGAGATGGCCGCGTCGCTGCGCAACATCGAGGCCAACATCGGCGGCCTCACGAACCTGCTGATCCGCAGTGGCCGCCTGGAGGACGTCGCGTCGAGCGTGCAGACGGGTACGCGCCTGTCCGGCTCGCTGGGTGCTGTGAACGACATTGCCAGTCGCTTCACCGAGCTCGCGTTCCTCGGCACCGGGCTCGACAAAATCCTTGGCGGGATCGCGGGCAGCATCACGAAGAAGCTCTTCGGCACGACCACGAAGGTCAAGGGCCTCGGCATCTACGCTGCCGACCAGATGCTCGGCGACGTGCTCTCCAAGGGCTTCGACGCGAGCTACTACGTCGACGTCAACAAGAAGAAGAAGGCGTTCGGGGTTACCTACTCGAACAAGAACAAGACGAAGCTGACGGACGCCGACCCCGAGCTCGAACGGCAGTTCTCTCTGATCTTCGAAGGCTTCGCCGATGCCATCAGCGCCGCGGCAGGTCCCCTCGGCGCGTCGCTCTCCGATGTCGAGCAGCGCCTGCAGACCTTCGTCGTCAAGATCGGCAAGATCAACTTGAAAGGCCTCAACGGCGAGGAGATCCAGGAAAAGCTCTCTGCGGTCTTCGGCGCCGCCGGCGACGACATCGCCCGTGCCGCACTGGCCGGCTACGAGGCCTACCAGCAGGTCGGCGAGGGCTACCTCGAGACCGTCGTACGCGTCGCCACCACGACCGAGACCGTGCGCGAGACGCTGCTCAGCCTGCGAGGCACGGTCCTCGAGCTGGGCCAGGCCGGCACCTCGACCGCCATGGCGCTTGTCGATGCGTTCGGCGACCTGGACGCCTACCGCGAGCAGACGAGCGCCTACCTCGAGGCCTACTACAGCGACAGCGAGCGCGCGGCCATCACGACGCGTCAGCTGTCCGAGGCCCTGCAACGCCTGGGCATCAACACGCTTCCGTCGACGAAGGAGGCATATCGCGCGCTCGTCGACGCACAGGACCTGACCACCGAGAGCGGCCGCGAGGCGTACGCCGCGCTGATCGGGCTGTCGACGGTCTTCGCTGACCTGCTCGATCTGGTCGATGACGTCAACGCCTCGCTCGTGGATGCTGTGTCCGAGGCCCGCGAGAAACTGATCGGCGCTTACGAGCGCGAGGCCGACACGCTGACCAGCACCGTCGACCGCTTCCGCGACTTCGGCAAGTCGCTGCGCGACTTCCGCGACTCGCTCCTGGTCGGCAACCTCTCGCCGCTGACGCCGGCGCAGCAGTACGCGCAGGTGAAGGCACAGTTCGGCGCGCTGTCGGCTGCGGCCGCGCTGGGCGACGAGACCGCGCTCAGCCAGCTGCAGGCCGCGGCGCAGGCACTGCTGACGCAGAGCCAGAGCTACAACGCCGGCTCCGCCGCGTACCTCGCCGACTTCGAGAGCGTGCAGGACGCGCTGTCCAACGCTGCGATCAGCGCGCTGGCGACGGCCGACGTCGCGCAGCTGCAGCTCGACGCCATCAACGACCAGCTCGAGCTGCTGGGCCGGATCGACGAGAGCGCAATCACGATCGCCGACGCGATGACCGGCCTGCGCGATGCCGTCGCCGCGGCGCTGGCCGCCGGCGCGACGCCTGGTTCGCTGGGGCCGCTGCCGAGTTTCGACGTTGGCACGAACTACGTGCCGAGCGACATGGTCGCGACGATCCACCGCGGCGAGCGGATCATCCCCGCGGCCGACAACGCCGCGCTGATGCAGCGCCTGAGCGACCCGTCGGCCAACGGCGACGCGCTGGTCGCCGAGGTGCGCGCGCTGCGCGCCGAGGTCCAGCAGCTGCGCGAGCAGAACAACCAAGGTCACGCGGCCAACGCTGCGGCGACCGAGCGCACCGCGCAGAAGGTGGCCGACGGCGTCAGCCGCGCCGCGCACGCGGCAAGCCTGCAAGCCCGGGCGACGATCCGATGACCGACGCCCAGTTCATCGCCTGGCTGCAGACTGACGACGCCATCCGGTGTGCGCTCGTCGAGGTCGACGTGCGGATCAGCGGCGTCGAGACGACGCTGTACCTCGCCAGTCGGCCCTACACGACCGGCGGCGCCGACACGCCGTCGCACACCGCGTACCTGCCGGTCATCACCGGAGGCGTCGCCTTCAGCGAAGCGCTGAGCCTGGACGGCCAGCCGTCGCTGTCGTGGGGCGATATCGAGATCGACAACCTCGACGGCAGCCGCGACGCGTGGCTCGGTGCAGGCTACGTCTGGGCCAACCGCCGCGTGCGCGTGTCCATCGGCGATCCGCGGTGGCCGCGCGCCGACTTCCGCCAGGTCTTCGACGGCGTCGTCGGCGATCTGGACTCGCGCGCCGCGGACACGCTGAACTTGCGGCTGCTCGACAAGCTCCAGCGCCTGAACGCACCGATGACCGAGGCGACGCTGGGCGGGACGTCGGCGAACAAGGACCGGCTGATCCCGCTCGCGTTCGGCGAGTGCCACAACGTCACGCCGTTGCTGGTCGACCCGGCGACGCTGACCTACCAGGTGCACGCCGGCGCGATCGAGGGCGTCATCGAGGTCCGCGACAACGGCGCGCCGCTGTCGGGCGTCAGCGTCAACGCGGCGACGGGACGGTTCACGCTCGGATCGGCGCCGGTTGGAACGGTGACGGCCAGCGTGCAAGGTGACCGGTCGCTGATCGTCAACAGCAGCTTCGAGGCCGACAGCAACGCCGACGGCATCGCCGACGGCTGGATCACGCGCGCGTTTGGCACGGCCACCGGCCGCGCGTGGAGCCTCGTCGCCTCGCCCGTGTCGCACGGCGCGAAGGCGGCCCGGGCTTACCACGCGAGCAGCGGCGGCACGACTGGCGACCAGACCGGCTTTGTCTACCTGCACTACAGCACGTCGCTGGTCGGCGACACCGTCTCGTGGAGCGTCGATGTCTGCGGCACAGCCGGCGCACGAGTGAACATCCTGCTCGGGATGATGGACGCCGCTGGGGCGGGCATCAGCTACCTCGGCAACACCGCTCGCGCGCTCACCGGGACCACCTCGCTGTCGCGACTGTCGACCCCAGCCGTCGTCGTGCCGGCCGGGACCGCGCGGATCGACTGCTACGTCTGGGTTGACAGCTCGGCCGGGCCGACAGAGCTGATCGTCGACGCTGCTCAGCTCCAGCGCGGCAACGCGACCGCCTACAACCCCGACTACGCCCCCGACATCGCGACGATCGTCCAGCGCATCGTCACCGGCTACGGCCCGGCGTCGACGCGATTCGCCGCCAGCGACCTCGACACCGCGCAGCTGACCGCCTTTGCCGCAGCACACCCCCAGCCGGTGGGGCTGTACGCGGCCGAGCGCACCAACGTGCTGGCCGCCTGCCAAGCGCTGGCCGCCAGCGTCGGCGCGCAGGTCGTCGTGACGACGGCCGGGCTGCTGCGGCTCGTCAAGCTCGCGCTGCCCGCCGGCGGCGCGGCCGTCAGCATCGGCCCGCAAGACATCGTCGCCGGAGGCCTGCGGCCGAGCGATCGGCCGGCCGTGCGCGCTGCCTGCAAGCTCGGCTTCTGCCGGAACTGGACCGTCCAGACGTCTGGACTGGCCGGCGGGCTGCCCGCGGCGCACGCCGAGCTGTTCGGCCAGGAATGGTTGAGCGTCACCAGCGCAGACGCCGCGACAGCCGCCGCCTACCGGCTCGACACCCAGCCGCAGCAGGACGACACGCTGCTGCTCGTCGAGGCCGACGCAATCGTCGAGGCCGACCGTCGCCGCGACCTGTGGAAGACGCCGCGCACCGTCTTCACCGCCAGCTGCCTCTCGCACCTGCTGCTCACCGAGCTGGGCGACGCCGCGACGCTGACGCATCCGCGGTTCGGACTCTCCGCCGGCGTCGCCGGCCTCGTCCTCGCGATCCGCCGCGACTGGCTCGGCGGCCGCGTCGAGCTCGACATCCTGACCTGACCGCATGGCCGCCATCGTCAACGCCCGAGACCAGCAGCTGCAGGCCACCAGCCCGCGGCTGACCACCGTCACGCTGCCGGACAACGTCGTGGTGCCGGCGGTGAAAGCGCTGCGCCTGACCGCGCCGTCGCTGACCTTCAAGGTCGCAGGGTCCACGCCCAGCCCGAGCAGCATCCTCATCACGGCATCGCTGATCCAGGTCTCCGGATCCGTGACATGGTCGATCACCGGCGGCACGCTGACCGGCTCGGGCGCGACGCGCACGCTGAGCTACGCAAACATGACGGCCGACACCGCCGTCATCACCGCCAGCGTCACCGAGGGCAGCAAGACCTACAGCGACACCATCACCATCTCCAAGGTGCTCGACGGCGCCGCTGGCGCACCGGGCGCGCCTGGTGCTCGATATGCCGCTGCCAAGGCCTATCGGTGGGGAACCGGCCCGGCGCCCACGGCAGCGGGCACAGCCACCTGGTCCTGGTCGGCCGGCACGTACGACACGGCGCCGAGCGGCTGGAGCAAGACGCCGGGCACACCGCCGGCTGACGGCTATACGCTGTGGCAGGCCGAGCGCGTGCTGGTCGATGCGACGGGAGCATTGGTCACCTCGTCGATCGACTGGGCTGCGGCCTCAATCTCGTCGATCGGATACGCCGGCACCAACGGCGCGACTGGGCCTCAGGGCGGCTCGGCGCGTGTGGCGTACGCGAAGAGCACCAGCAGCAGCCTCGCGTCGACGCCGTCCGCGCTGCAGACCAGCGGCTCCACCAGCTTCCCCCCGGCCAACACGTGGGGCGGTAGCGAGACCTGGGGTGGATCTGTGCCGACGCCGTCAGCTGGCGAGTGGGTCTACCAGGTCGTGGGGGTCTACAACCCGGCCACGAACTTGACGACTTGGGGCGTGCCGTTCGTGGCGACGTTCCGGGTGGGGAGCCTGAGCGCGCTGTCCGCCAACCTGGGCACCGTCAACGCGGGCTCGGTCGCCGCCGGCGCCCTGCGGCTGGACGCGGGCGGCGAAATCAACTGTGGTGACTTCGTCGGCTACGCGTGGCCGGCCTCGGGCGGGCGCGGGTTCCACATGTCCGCCAGCGGCCTGCTGATGGGCAACCAGAACGACAACCAGTTTTTCTGGGTCACCTCGGCCGGAAATATCTATATGCCCGGGATGAGCGTTGTCTCCGGCGCGGCAACTTTCTCGGGCACGCTGCGCGTCGGCAGCAGCCCGGCCATCAGCGGCACGGTGATGACGGGCAGCGGCGGCCGGATCAACCCCGACGGCACGGTGTGTTTCGGGTCCAGCGCGTCGAGCATCGTGCTGGCCTCGGACGGGAAGATCTACATCAACCAGCCGACGATCGTCGAAGCGCCCGGGCCTGAGAAAGTCATGGGCGGGTACTTCGTCGACTCGTCGCGAGTCGTGACGTCGGGCAGCGTCACGCTGACAGCGCAGCTGCAGTTCCGGACCGACGGGACCATCTGGCAGAGCTACAACGACTACAGCACCGGCTCCACGGTGACCTCGCAGGTCGGCCGCTGGTACAGCGAGACGACCGCCGGGATCGGATCCAGCTACGACGTGGTGTTCCGTCGCACCGGTGGTGATGGCACTGGCTTCTCGACGAGCGCCGGCGCCTGGACGCAGATCGCCGCAAACCGCCTGGTGACCGTGACCTACACCGGCACTGGCCAGTACACGTTCGAGAGCTCAGGCGTCTATGCAGTGCGCCGGCGCAGCGACGGCGTGCAGGTCGGCTCCGGTGCATGGGTGCTGCACGTCGAAAGGGCCACGTGATGACCGACGAAGATCTCCCGCTGCTGAAACTGCGCGCGTGCCGCGCGATCGACATGGCCGCCGGCGCGGCGCGCCTGAGCTACATCACCGACGTGCCCGGGCAGCAAGCCGTCTACATGGCAAAGCTGGACCAGGCTCGTGCGCACCTGGCAGCGCTGGAAGTGGACCCGGGCGCCCCACCGCCGCCCTACGTGCTCGCCGAGATGTCGGTCACCGGCCTCGACCACGTCGCGGCGTGCCAGGACATCGTGGCCACAGGCACCGCCTGGAACGAGGTGCTGGGCCCGGCGATCGAGCAGGCGCGCCGCGCCGGCAAGATCGCTGTGGCAGCCGCCGAGACACCCGAAGCCGTGCAACTCGCGCTCGAGCATGCGCTGCAGTCGCTCGCCGCGATCTGAGGAGATCACATGCAGATCACTCGACCCGATCTCTTCCAGCACCTCGCAGTCGGCGGCCAGATCACCGGCCTGTCGCTCCTACCGCTGCACCCACAAGGAGTGCCGCTGGGCGTGGCGCTTGGCATCGGCCTACTGCTCACGGTCGTTGCCGCGATCGCGCGCGAGCTTTACAGCAGGCTCACCGGCCGCGGCACCGCCGACCCGGCCGACCTCGCCGCCACCGTCGGCGGCGGCCTGCTGGTCGCGCTCGTCGCGCTCTCAACCATCTGACCATGCCCAACCTCCGCATCATCACGTCGAACGTCGCCGACACGTCGACGCTGACCGCCAGCACCACGGCCGGCGCCCTCGTCGCCGCGAACATGCTCGCGGACCGCAAGGGCACGGCGCACCGCAGCACCGGCACCAGCGTCACCTACACGCTGACCTGGGCCGCCCTGCAGAGCATCGGCGCCGTCGTGCTGCCTGCGACGAACCTGACGGCCGCCGCGACGATCCGCGTGCGCCTCTACTCCGACGCGGCCGGCACGACGCTGATCCACGACACCGGCGCCGTCGCCGCGTGCCCGGGCGTCGACCACTCGTGGTACGGCGCGACCGTCACTGCACCGGCCTTCGCCTACGGCGCGCTGTCCAAGGTCGCGCGCTGGCTGCCGCAGCACTACAACGCGCGGCGCTGCGTTATCGACCTGGCAGACGCAACGAACCCGGCGGGCTTTATCGACTGCTCGCGCCTGGTCATCGGCCCCTGGTGGGAGCCGGCGCGCAATGCGAGCTACGGCGCGCAAGCGCAGCTCGTGGACAGCAGCACGACCGAGCGCACCGAAGCCGGCGACCTGGTCGCCGAGCGTGGCCCGGTGCACGAGTCGCTGAGCTTCGACTTGAAGTTTCTCGCCGAGTCCGACCGGGCGACGCTGATGCAGCTGCTCAGGCGCTTCGGCACCTCGCGCAACTTCTTCCTTTCACTGCGACCCGCAGATTCGGCCGCGGCGGCTGAACGCGATCACATGGTCTACGGCAAGCGCCGCAGCGCCGTTTTCGCGAACGACATGCCGCTCAACTTCACGCATTCGATCGAGATGGAGAGCTGGTGACATGACCGCGCCCGAAGCTGTAGACATTCAAGCCCTGGCCAGCGCCGTGCAGGCCCTGCAGGCGTCGAGCGAACGCGTCGACGCCCGTCTGGCGCGCGGCGACGAGCGCATGGGGGCGATTGAGACCGAGCTTCGCGCCAACACGGAGATCACGAGCCAGGTGCGTGACCTGCTCGAGGTCGCGCGGGGTGGACTGCGCGCGCTCGGCTGGCTGGGGGTGGGCGCCAAGTGGGTCGCCGGCCTGGCCGGAGCTGCAGTCGCCATCTGGCATGCCATTCAAAAGTTCAGGGGGAACTGATGTTCACGGCACTTCTCACGTTCCTTGGTGGCGCGACGGTGCGCCTGGCGCTCGGGCACCTCTTCGAAGCCCTGACGAAGTGGCAGGACCAGAAGGCAGAGCTGGAGCGGCTGCGGCTGCAGAAAGAAATCGACGACGCGCAGCACGCCCGGCAGATGGAGTCGATTCGGCTTCAGGCGGACATGGGCGTGAAGGTCATCGAGGCCCAGACGGTCGCGCATGTCACCCAGGCCGACGCGGATGCCTTCATCGAAGCGGTCAAGGCCACCGGTACGCGCACCGGCGTCGCGCTGATAGACGCCTGGAACGGCAGCATCCGGCCGGCGCTCGCGACGCTGTGCATCGTGCTGTGGGGCGCCAAGATCGTCGGCGCCGGCTTCGTGCTCGACGAATGGGACCGCGAGCTGGTCGGCCTGGCGCTCGGCGTCTTCGTCGGCGGGCGGATTCATGCCACCAGCCGCTGACCGCGATCCATTCGTTACCGACCTGGCCGTCGAGGTCGCCGCAGCGCTGTGCCGGCGCTTCGAGGGCTGCCGGCTGCGGCCGTACCTGTGTCCCGCCGGCGTGCCGACCATCGGCTACGGCGCGACCCGCTACCTCGACGGTCGCGCGGTGACGCTGCTGGACCCGCCGATCACCCTCCAGCAGGCCGACCAGATCCTGCTGCAGTCCGTGCGCCGGACCTACTTGCCTGCCGTGCTGATCCTCTGTCCGGGCGTCTGCGATCCGCTGCGGCTGGCCGCCCTGATCGATTTCACGTTCAATCTTGGTCCGGGGGCTCTGCGTGCGTCGACGCTGCGCCGCCGAGTCAACGCGGGCGACTGGGCGGCAGTGCCGCGCGAACTGCGCCGCTGGACCCGCGGCGGTGGCCGGGTCCTTCCCGGCCTGGTGGCTCGGCGAGAGGCCGAGGCTCGGCTGATCTGACGCCATGCGCTCCAACTGCGTCATCTTCGCGCTGGCCCTGTACCTCCGCCGCCGGCGCAAGGGCCGCGAGGGCTACGTGCTCATCCGCCGATCCCGCCTGGCGTGGGGCCCGCACCTGCTCTACGCCGAGGTGCGCCGCACCGGCACGCTCCGCGTCGTGAGCTACAAGCCGCTGGAGGCGCGCGAGAAGCCGATCGTGCCGCCGCTCTTCCGCGGTGCCAGCCGATGGGGCGACTGGCACGACACGGTGCCCATCGACCGATGAAACAAAGGGGGGTGGCGCCGGGGCGATCGCGCCGCCTCGCGGCGTGCGGCCGGCCCGCTGAGCTGCCACTGCCCCGGCGCAGCGCCAGTGTCGTCGGGATAGGGTTGAGTGGGGATCACCCCTTCGGGTGCTACGCTGTCGACGTGTACGCAACTGCGAAATCCACTGCGGAATTAAGCCGTCGGCGGGGGCTTAGGGGTCCACAACCTGTTGATTGTATTGACCCGGCCGCACCCGCTTTCCCCCGCCTGCCCCTACGGGCAGGGGTTCGAATCCCTCCCTTTCCGCCAGAACAGTCCCTCACCGCCCCCGGCCGTGAGGGATTTTTCTTTTTGGACCCGCCCGCATGATCATCCGCGAACGCCCGGTCGGTCCGCGCCTGTTCTTCGTGCTGCGCGGCTCGATCCTGCACCGCATCCTGGTGCCGCTCACCGGCACGACGCTGACCGCGGTCGTCGTCACGCTGCTGCACGGCGAACTGCTGCACCACAAGATCACCGTCACGACGATCCCGTTCTCGCTGATCGGCATCGCGCTGGCGATCTTCCTGGGATTCCGCAACAGCGCCGCCTACGACCGCTACTGGGAAGCCCGCAAGCTCTGGGGCGACGTCGTGCACCGCAGCCGCAGCCTGGCGCGCCAGGCGCGCTGCCTGGTGCGCGGCGCGGTGCCGGCGCAGGCTTCGCTGGGGCTGGACGACCTGCGCGTGCGCCTCGTCTGGCGCACCGTCGCGCTGGCGCATGCCTTGCGCCACCATCTGCGCGACACGACGCCCGAACCCGAACTCGCGCGCTTCCTGACCCCGGCCGAGTGGGCCGGGCTGCAGGCCGCGTCCAACGGCCCCGAGTACCTGCTGCAGCGAATGGGCGACGACCTGCGCCGCGGCCTGGACGAGGGCGTCATCGACTCCATCGTCGCCTGCGAGATGGACCAGACGCTGGCCGCCTTCGCCGCGGCCTTCGCCGGCTGCGAGCGCATCAAGGGCACGCCGATCCCGTTCGCCTACTCGCTGCTGCTGCACCGCACGGCCTACCTCTACTGCTTCCTGCTGCCCTTCGGTCTGATCGACGCGCTGGGCTTCGTCACGCCGCTGGTCGTGGCCTTCGTCGCCTACACCTTCTTCGGCCTGGACGCCGTCGGCGACGAGATCGAGAACCCCTTCGGCCACGGCTACAACGATCTGCCGCTGGACGCGATCTGCCGCACCATCGAGATCGGCCTGCGCGAGAGCCTGGGCGACGAGCACATCCCGCCGCCGCTGCAGCCGGTGGACTTCTGGCTGCGCTGA